CAACGTAAAAAGCAGGCAAGGTTGCTAGTGCTTGATATTTGTAACCAATAGCAAATTTATCAGCCGTTTGATCACCTTCAACAGTAATGAAATATTGTTGACCAGGATTATTATTGGGCTCATAATGCATTGACCTTTCTTCAAAATAACCAGCCTTAGACGGTTCAAGATAAACCAATACTGGTTGTTCATCCATTGTTTCAAATCCTTCCTTAAAGTAAATATACGTTAAGTCAGTAGCTGGATCATAAGAAACAACTGGACTATAATCAAAGAAATCAAGACGTACATCCAAATAATTTCCTTCAAACAGAAGAGATTCAGCAGGAGTATCTGTCAACAAAGACATCTTACTCAAGACATAACTGCTGCCAATTTTACTGACAACAAACATAATGTCTTGATCAAAATCAAAGCTTTCAATAGTTCCTGGTAGATGCCAACGGAACCAAGCAGAGATTCTACTTTGCTCACCATTTTGGAACCAACGATAAAGGTAAAGTTTATCATCCTCTTGTTTACTAAGAATGGAAACCAAACCAATAGCACTAGATCCTTTCATGATATCTACACCCGCAGGAATATAAGTAGGAATAAGTCTTGTCAATTCTACAATTGTAGGATTGCTGCCTACTGTTCCAACATTCATCTCATAAATAGATGATGCTTTTTCACCTTCTTCAATGAAAAGATAACTAGAACCAATATCAACTGGAGTTACACTATCATCAGCACTATAAGCTGAAAGACGGTTAATTTCAGCAGTCTTTGGAGAGAATGCTTCAGTAGTAGTTTCTAGAATATATTGACCATTATCCGCAAACAATAGCAATCCGCGTGAACTAGCCAAAGCATTTTTAAACCTAATAGGTTTCAAAGAGCCAGCACTAAGATCAATTGGATCACTATCCAAAATAGTAATAACAGTTGCGGCAAAGAAGTTAAAGTAATCTCCTGCTTGAGAACAGACAACGTTACCACGAGAAGTAAGGATTAGTCTATTTTTAAAGAAGGAAATAGAATCAACTGGATTTTCAACAAAGGATGGCATTGGATTTGTATCCGCATCTCCAACGACCCTAGGCTTCCAATAATTCAAACGAGCAGCATCACCGGCCTTAAGTTGGGTTTCAACTGTAGCAATGGTGAAGGTATCATTAGAGGCGTTACTAACAACATCACTTGCTGTATATCCTTGTCCAGCTTGAAGAATACTAATACCATCAATGACGCCAGTAATAGTAGTTTCAACTTTTACACCTGCCTTATTATTGACAAATGCTCCATCAACAGTAAACTTTTTATTATTTAACGTAAAACTTTGAGTATTTGTTACGCCAATTTGAATATTATTTTCATACCAATAATAATTGATTACTAGAAATTTACCGATAAAAGTTTGTCGTATAACATAAGTTGAAGATGTTGACGCAAAAAATTGCGTTGTTATATCTGTTTTAACCTTAGTTACCTTAAGGCGTAAATTAGTACCAGTTCCACCACTTACGGAAAACTGTTCATCAACAACATGGCCACCACTTGTTGCACTTAGAATGGTTACAGAAGTAGGAATACCCGCAACAGGAATTGTTCCACTACTTGCTTGAGCATCAGCTTCATTTAAGGAACGATAGGTAAAAGTACCATCAGCCTCACGAATAATAACGTGTGGCATCGTTTCTACATCAAGACCCGTTACAGTATCAGGAGCAATAGTTTCTTCCCAAACACCCTTACCAGAAGCAATATTATCAACAGTTTTAAATTGAACCCAATAATCATCAGCTCCAGTATCATTAGATCCAGAAACTTTAATTTTTAGGTTATTGATAAAATCTTTTGGCAATTGAGCTGGAGAGATAACAGACCCCTTGTATGCTTCAATCGAAGTGCCAGCATTACCACCTTGAGCTTCAATAGAAAAATTACTATTATCTGCTCTACGGATATAAATGTTATTACCAATACCTTCAGCTACCCAAGTAACATTACCATTGATAGCGGTAATAAGATTATCAACAATATCTTTTACATTAAGTTGATTAGATGTACCACTGGTAGTAGCTTCTACCGTGGTATAACTAAAATCAGTACCGTCCAATGTAATCGTATATGTTGACTTATATGCAATTGTATTAATGGTTACAAAGGCATAAGGACTACTTGAGCTGGTTGTTGCCGTATCAGGCAGCACGGTTTTCGTTCTATTAAGAACAAAGATATAGTCATTAATTTGAAGAATTTGAAGATCTTCATTAACAGCATGAGTAGCATAAGCAGTAGATTCTGCGGCTACAGGATTTACTGTCTGTTCATGACCACTATTAACACTCCAAATCTTTAAGGCTCCAGCTTTACTAAACTGAATGACATACTTTTCTTGGTCATCACGAAAGACCATGAACCAAGTACCATCATTAACAGCATTAGCAAGCTTACCGATGCCTTGTAGACCAGGACGTTTTGTAAGACCAGTTGCTACATCAGGGTAGTAATTATCACAGACACGAAGCTGTCCATTAAATTTAACAGTATCAGGTTGCTGTGATACCCCACCAATAAGATTGCCAATTTTTTGAGTAATAGCTGCCATTATCTTGCAATGGTTCGGAAGGGAGTATAAGAGATATAGAAGTTTTGTCCAGTCTCAACACCAAAGATATTAACATCAGAAGTGTTAGTATCATAAGCAATACAGTTAGCCCTTAGGATACCTTCATCTTGTTGATTAAATTGGAACATATCTTTGGAACCAACCACGCTACCAGCAAAGACACGAGTGGCACGTTGGGTAATATAATCTTTAAAGACCTGAGGAAGATCTTCAAAATTAAAAAGCCATACCACATCACAACGAACTGGATCTGACGTTGTGAATTTATAAGTATGGTTTATTTTATCGTAGAGTTTGCCATTCCTTAATACGGTCTGGTATTGTTGCAGATTGGAAATCTTATTGTCAGAAAGTTGTAGAACATTAGAAGGAACTACAATTTCATCGTTAGCATCTGGAGTAAAAGGATAATTAATTTCAGTATTGAAATGCCATCCTTCTCCTTGAACTTCTCGATTTACAGACTCAAGAATATCCAATGCTGTAGCAATCTCTGGATTGGCGATGTCGAGCGACACCACAGGTGCCTGCCCGATGCCAGTCAACATTTGGTTGATAGCTTGAAGGGTTGTAGTCATATTTCGGACAGGTAATTAAAGGGAAAGGAGGTAACCTTTAATAAGCTACCTCCTAATTAAATCCTAATTTAAATCAAATTAGGAGATCCGTCATCAAACGTTACGGAAGGCACCGGCAACGCCGACGCGCACAGCACCGCAACCATAGGCCAGACGGCCCACGATCACGTCACCTTGGTAGATCACCTTGGTATCAGCACCAGTGGTCTGAACGCTAGGACCGATGGCTTCCACGACACCAGCAGCATCACGGTGGAAGATCAGACCGCAGCTATTGGTGAAGTCAGAGGCCACACCATAGCTGTTGTTCTCACCGGTCACGGCAGCAGCATCAATAGCAGCACCAGAAGCCGAACCATACTTCCCAAGGAAGGGGATGTTGTTGGACTTCTTGATGGAGATACCAGCGATCTCATAGAGACCATCACCAGAGTTCATGCTACCACCGGCAGCACCATACTCACGATTAAGGATGTTGGTATCCACCTGAGAGATCAGGGCATAGTATTGACGGGGGCTCAGCACAGCCACACGGCCATCCTTAGGAGCAGCCACTTCGTCAAGACGGGCAGCAGCTTCAAAGAAGCCATCCACCAGGGCTTGAGCATCATACTCTTTGTTGGCACCCAGGTTGATTTGGAAACCACCAGGCTCACCGGTCACAGCAGCGGAAGCAGAGGAGGCTTTATCCAGAACGCGGAAGATACGGCGATCATAGAATTCAGCCAGGCTTTGACCGATCTGACGGGCAATAGGGCCACGAATGTCATACTGGCTCATGATCTCGTCAAGGTTATCAACGAAGGCCGATGCCACCAGCAGGTCATCCAGGGCGATGGTGGTTTCAGCAGCCGGAGGGTTGCCAGAACCAAGGATTGCCACACCAGGAGTGCGGTAACCAGCCTGGATACGACCAGTATGAATGAATTGAGCTTGCTTACCACCACGCAGGGTCCGGTTCATCACCAGCTCTTTAGCAATGGTAGCATTACGGAAAGCCTCATAGACTTCACCCGTAAAGAGCTTCAGGAAAAGATTAGTACGCTGAGCGTAAGTAGGAGATTGGCCGCCAGCTTTATTAGCTTCGCCAAGATAAGTTACAGTTGCAGTCATTAGAATTTAGGGAATGAAAAAGTTTACTCAGTTCCCTTCATGAAGGAGTTATAGCGCTAATAGTATTCAATTGTAATAAGATCTTGCTTGACACAGGGTATCCACCGCAGCGGGCCTGATCCAGCACGTGCTGGGTTTTTAACGTGGCCAGTACCACCAAGAAGAAGTTAGGAATTGAACCTAACTAAAGCAACCATGCTTCTCCAAATCCCCCGCGCCAAAGGCAGCAGGGGTCCTTACCCAAACCTCGGAGTAACCACATAATAAGGTTTACTCCTAGATTTCGACTATCTCTAGGTGCCGTTACAAAGCCACGGACACGGGCATTTATTTAATCTAGGCGAGTAACTTTTACTCTACCAACTCCAGAGCTGGTTAGACCGATCTTGTCAGCCGCACCTTTACTTAGATCTACTTCCCTATCACCATGAAAGGGACCACGATCATTGACCCGAACAACGGCACATCGTTTGTAACAGACTTTAAGTCTAGTACCAAACGGTAGTGTCTT